GTTCACAAAACGATCGTCAATTTATTTTTAAACCATTTAAACCTGAACCAGGAGAATTATTCTTTACCGATGAAGAATTAAAATTTGCTAGTCAATTTAATCCATGCGTAATTTTAGAACCTAACATAAAAAATGCAGTAAGTGTTGACAATAAAGACTGGGGATTTGATAAGTGGTTAGAATTAGGCAGATTGTTAACTGAATCAGGGATAGCTTATAGCCAACTTAGTCAAACTGCAAATCCGGTCAAACGACTGCCCGACGCAGAACTTATTGTCACGCCAACATTTAGACTAGCTGCGGCGGTAATTGCGAGAGCACAAACGTTAGCAGTGACCGAGGGAGGACTACATCATGCCGCTGCTGCGGTTAATGTACCAGCCGTTGTGATTTACGGCGGTTTTATTAGCCCAGATCAAACGGGATATGACCTGCACGTCAATATATTTACTGGCGGGAAGCCTTGCGGTAGTAAGTTTAGCTGCAACCATTGTAAACAAGCGATGTCCTTAATTAGTCCTCAAACCGTCTTTGAAAAACTACAGAAAATATTAGCTAAAAAGACATCTGAAACTGCTTATACCAAACAGCAAACGTTATAATTGTAAAAAGTTCTTTTTGTGATAATAATCCAATGCCTGCTTTGCCAGGAATAGGACTTGAAAAATCTTTGTTATTGAAATATTTGTTATCTATATCAGTTGCTGAGACTTCAAATATATCTAAAATATCCTTGGTTAACAAACTTCTTACATATTGCTTTATTGGTCCGTCGTTCTTGGCTGGTTGATTAGCAATTCCTATTAACCATTCGTCAGTGGGTGCGCGCCATCCTGTTTTCTTTTTGTTTAATATATAGTCTGGCAATTTGTTTTTGTATGCTTGTTTGAATAATCCCTTATTGTATTGTGCCCATTTTCCTGCAAAAAATTCTGGTTGTACTTTTACATTACTGGGTATACTGCGAATAAAATTCTTAAATACAGAGCACATGATGGGAAACCTAGCTTCCATACCAAAAGCCATTCCTAACTTGTCGTTTCTTATTAGAAAATCTTCACTTAACGTATTCAAACTATCTATGTATAAGCAATTATTGACAGCATCGTCAGTTAATCCACCTTTTGGCAACCAGTTATAAAGATATTGCATTTGATCATCAAAAGACAAATTTAAAATTGGATTGTTTAAACTACGAACTGAATTCCGAAACTTTTTTATTTTGTTTTCATATGGCGGATTTGCGTAATGCTTGTATCCTACTAATAACTCGTCGCCGCCATCACCACTTAATGTAATCACTGCCCCTAATTCGCTCATTAACTTATTTGTTAGATAATAGGCAGGAAAGCTTCTACCCTGGCGTGGTTCTTCTAACGCCAACATTGTACGCTCTATGTTGCTGACCCAATCCTGTTGCGTAAATACACATTCTCTATGATCAATGCCGTATTGACCAGCTAACTTAGCCGCCAAATAAGCATCCTCATTCAGTCCCTCAGCAAAGTTTGGGGTATCAAATCTTGTACTCACCGCAATAGGCCGCATATTATTGCCCTGTACTGCTTCATAAAATATACTGCTGCTATCCATGCCACCGCTAAGAAATACCCCGATGTTACGCCTGCCCATAGAAGTCATTTTTACCGCTTGATTTAACTTTTCGGTTAATAATTGTGGCAATACTTCAATTTTGCCATCATAGGGTTTTATCTGTACGTCATTTAAGTTACAGCTAGTTTTTTTGCCACTAGCTATATTGATATCTAGTATTTCTCCAGGTGATAGCCTATTAATATTTTCAAAACAAGTAATAGGTCCACTGGTCAATCCAGAATGATAATAGTGTCCAAACCCTTCAACTGAAACTTTTCGATCAAAGCCCAATGTAAGCAAACTTTTAACTTCAGAGCTAAAAGCTAACTTACCTTTAAATGTTCCATAAAATAAAGGTTTGGCGCCGTTACTGTCTCTAGCTAATATTAACTGTTTGGTATTGATATTATAACAGGCAAACGCAAACATGCCATCCAACTCATATATGAACTTTGTTCCCTGCTGTAGTAGCCCGACTGCTAATACTTCTGTATCGGTATCAGTTCTAAATTGATGTCTTAGTCCTTTGCGTAGTTCTTTATAGTTGTAAATTTCTCCGTTGTATACTAAAACTATATCATTCTGTATCCAGGGTTGTTGCGCATTTTGCGCAGCATCAACTATACTTAAAAGATTGTGCCCCAACGTTATATCATTATTGCTCCATGCCCCAGATCCATCCGGACCTCTATGTTTGGCTGCTGCCAACATGGTTTGCATAGCTGGTTCATCGCGCCACAAAAATCCGTGTATACCACACATACTAAAACAACCTCCCCAAAAACTCAAAAGCTGATCCTGATGCAATTTCTGCTTCTGTATATTGGTGATAGGATAGTGTATTAATCCACTGCTGTCTATCCGGTAATAATGGAGATTCTATAGATTGTAAATCTTGGCAGCTGACTGGTGCAGCTGGGCTAAATTTGCTTGCAAAACTAGGTATTCCGTAGGCAACTGCGTCAACCGCAGCAATACTTACTAAAGATACTATTGCATGTGCGTTTCGCAGATCTTCCTCTAGAGGTATCATTGCTGCTGCAGGGCCACTTGTAATATTATTACGTGGTTTATGTCGTATTTTAATAGGTCTATCCGTATATTTTTTTAGGGTTTCTATAGTTCGCTCTGTCCAACCAACTTGATCGTAAAATCTTTCTATAGTGGCACTACTAGGACAAACCAATATGTGTGAACCTTTTGTACTCCAGTCTTTTACTGTAATATTCATCTTACGAATTCTGTCATTTGGCAACTGCTGTATCCAATTACAATGCAGGTTATTTGGAATTACACGCCAATAGGCGTTTTTCCTATCACTATCTGGCATATACCTATTCCAGTAGGGCATGTCTGTAAATAAAAAAGGAACGGATTGCTTTTGATGACGTTTAATTAAGTTAAAACTATCACCAACTAATCCCCAAAAAGCACTGGGATTTAGATCCCATTTGTAGTGCTCTACTTTTTTACATTGTGGCCAACCTTTGTATAAACTGTCAAAAACCCAACAGGCTTTACTAGATTTATTGACCGGATAAAATAAATTCATATTGTTATTTAAGTAAATATTTGATGCTGGTCACATATTTTCCAGAACAAGTTAGTATGGCAGGGAAACCTGTCATGGCAAAATTTATTGCTTCTATAGCTAAAACAGATACTGTTTTAACTAATACAATGGAAGCTGATATAGCAGTAATTTGGAGTGTACTGTGGCAGGGTAGGATGCAGTATAATCATCAAGTTTACCAGTCTTTTAGATCAAAAAATAAACCTGTTGTAATCTTGGAAACTGGTAATCTATGTCGTGGAAAAACTTATAAAGTCTGCATAAACAATATCAACGTTCGGGGTATACATGCAGGACAGTTTGTGGAGGGTGACAGATTACCTAAGTTTGCATCGTTGTTTAAAACTGTGCGTGGTGGTGAAAATATAATTATATGTTGTCAACAACAAAATAGCTTATTATGGAATGGGCAACCCAGTGTTGATAAATGGCTGCACGATCTAATTACTAAAATTAGAGCTAGCAGCAATAGACATATAGAGCTAAGGCCACACCCAAGACAACAATCAGTTGACTTTCACAGTGTTGCAGCTAGATACAAACGTACAACAGTGGTACAGCCCGTGAGAAATTACAAAAATGATACAGCAGATTTTGATGCAGCTTTACAACGCGCCCATTGTGTAATTGGCCACAATGCTGGTTCCGTAATTGAAGCTGCGGTTAAATACATACCCATCGTGGCGGATGTATCCAGTTTATGTAATTCAATCAGTAACAACATTGATTGCATAGATCATGCAAGTATACTTACTAATGAGAATTGGTTAAAATTTATTGTTAGTACAGAATGGTTTGAGGAAGAAATTGCGGATGGGACACCTTGGCTTGCCTTACGTTCTAATGTTCTCCACGCAAAATGTTAACATAGGCTCGCTCTTGATATTGTTTAATAAGGCAAGCAAGTTCGTTGTAGTTAGCAGTTACGTCTTTATTGGCTAATTTGTTTAACTTCATTTGCCTAAAAAGATCATCAATATTTTGTTCCATTAAAAATAAATCAATACTGGCATCAATCTTGCTGGGTTTACCATCGTTTATTAACCTATGATCTAGGTTACGCCACGAGTTCCATTCGTTTATTAAGTCGTCAACATCCTGTGGATCTATCATACCTGTATGTCTTCCATGCCAGCGCATCTTAATTTAGTTATGTGCGATAGCATCCACTGTTTACTTTCTAACCCCTTCATTAAGCCCAGCCATTTGTTACGTAGTAGGGCCACTTCATTAATCAGTGTTTCGTAATCAATTACCTCATCCTCGCCATCAACATATTTCTCTGCGTCACGTGCGGTTAGTGCTCTGGCGTAGTTTTCCAAATACTTTTTGAAATGCCCTGTACGTATTTTACGTAATTGCACATTCATGTAATTTAACACAGCTTCGATCTCTTGTAATTGATTGAATCGATGTTCAGTTATACCTGGCAAATCCCTAACATTACGTTCAACAATGCCACCAATACTTACATCACGGCGAGCTGAATCTAGTTCAGATGTGTAATAATTGATAAAATCAGGCAAATTACTTATGTCGTCAACTACGCGGTTATACCACATAAAGCCTCATATTCTATAAGCCAGGGAAATACTTGGCGCCAATTAGTACCGCGCCTACGATCTTTTTCATTTAAGTACATAAACATGTCACGAACTTCTTTTATATCCATGCTGCTTTTTTCAATACTTTGCCAAATACCTGTCATGTAAGACACCGCATTATTTTCTTCCTCAGTAGTATTAGGCATTAATGATATAATCTTTTTAAAGTCTTCGTCAAATACTCCAGGGCCCAATATGTGTGGCTTTAACCATGTTGGCTCTGGCGTTACACTACTAAAAAAGTGGCATACCTTACGCACCTTTCTCCAACCAGCCAATAACTCTAATAATTCTGGCATTGTTTTAATGGTCAGTGGACTTATTGTTTGATTAATGTTTAATACAATCCAGCGTTCTTGTAGTAGATATTCAAAGTTTTGACGCCACTGATCAACTTTTAAACCATACCTTACATATTCTTGCGGTGCGCCCCAACAATCTATACTTGCAGTAAGGTCAAACCTTTTTATTTTTCTTTCTGCAACTAATTGTTTGATTTTTTCAATATATGACTGTAAACGCGGCTGTGCTATCATTAGGTTAGAAATTATATTGAGTTCACAGTCTGGGTTAGGGTTTCGTTCTATAGACTCCAACAATTTGCTAGTTTCCTGTTGATAGAAAGGTTCTCCTCCCAATATATGAAACCGTTTTAGCTTGTGAAAGTTTTCATCAAACCACTTCCAAAAATGAGGTAATAGAGTTTCGTAGTGTTTATCTTGTACTGGTTTTATAAGATAACGATCGCCCGATTTGACTGGTCCATGCTTTCTATCTTCTTCTGCTATCTTACTGCTGAGAAATGATGAGCAATACAAACAAGCTAAATTACATGTATTGTTTAAAAAGACTTCCAAAATTGTAGGGGAAATATTTACCGCAGTGGGATCTGTTTCCAACTCTGGTGGCGACTGATTGGGTATAGTTAAGTGTAGCATGCGGTCGCTAAACCCACCAGACTCTTCAATTTTCTTGCAATAACCACAGCTTGTTTCCGGCCATTGTCCTGCTAACATACGTTGCCTATCAGCGATTTTCACAGGCGTATTGTGAAAAGTATGGAAGTTTTCTGGCGTTAAATGACTGTTAGCGGTTCTGTGGCAGGACATCGTTGTACCATTATTAAGGTACAACGAGCTCCAGTTCCATTTTAACTGACAAGAAGTTGCGGTACGTATTGGAAAATACTTCTTAACTGTCGTCATCCTCAAGCATTTCGTCATCGCCTGCGTATTCTTTGAAAGCTTTGCGCAATGTGCCATCAGCGGCGGCGAACTCTTTTAAGTCATCATCACTTAAGTAATCCACCATCGTACTCATAAGCGCATCTGCTGCTTCCTGCCTGTCTTTGGCTGGGATATATTCTTTCAAACTAAGATATACTTCAGCTAAAACTTCAACATCAATACTCATTCAGTTGTCTCCTGTTTGTGTTTATAGTTAGGGTTATTTGCACCAGAGTGCGCTAACCCATGATTTAATGTATCTCTAGTAGTTCCGGTACCATTATCTAAATTAAATGCCTGCCAACCAGCACAAACTCCTCTTTTCGGAATCCAACCTTGCCGAACTGCTAGACCAATGGTGTTGCCAGAAATTCCAAGTTTTTTGCAAAATTCTTTCAACCCACCGCAGAAAATGTATTCCTTACCATCTGGAGAGATTAATTTCCAATTAACAGATTTGTTGTTTTTATTACCTTTACGACTTGGCCAACGACCTGGATCTTTTGTTCGCAATTCGGATATAGTTTTTCCAATACGCGCATTAACTTCCGGGTATCTGGTAAACTTTTTGCGGCCACCTTTATCTAAGTTAATATTTTTAGGATTAAGTAAAACTTCTTCCGTGATGTACTTGGCTTCCAATTCGTTCATTTGATCAAACGAATAACCAAATTCTAATATTTCTCTGATCAATCCAACTTCACCTTTTGATTTCAAGTAATCCTTGATTATTACACCCGACCCCCAATAGTGGGGATCAAGTGTATTGTAACTTATGATTTTATGCTGCCCATAATAAAATCTACCATCAGGCAACGTAGTTTTGTAGATAAAACCATAAGGTTTATGCTGTATCTGAAGACTCTGCGACATCATCTGTTGTATTGTTTGCATGCAATTTCTTTTGGAATTCGCTCATTACCAAATCAGCTATTCCATCTTCGTTACGATTCCATTCCTTGCGGAAATATTTATGTTCTTTTCCACTTAGATCAATATAAACATAACGATTGCCATCTTTGGATATGAGATTTCTCTTTTCCAACATTTCAAACAATCCACTATACGGGTCCATGCCTTGGGTATATGGGATCTTAATTTCGATATCTTCAAATGGCTTCGCATAGCGAGTTTTCATAATTTTGCACCCCGCTCTAATTCCACGCACCTCCGATACCTTATTACCATCATCGTCTTCTTTTAGTTTGAGTTTTTTCATGGCCACCACAATTGAACTTGCATAGATGAATCCCTGCCCGCCACTTATATTTGGATCAGGGCTATAAGGATCCTGACTGGCATACGTATGGTTAGTAGCAACCAAACCAATATTTAAACTACCAAACATGTTTACACAGTTGCGAACTAATGCGGTCAGTGCTTTAGGTTTACGACCCATGTCACCTTTTAAGTCACCAGCATCAAACTGATTTACATCTGTAGGCGTCAATAACATTCCCAAACTATCCAAAACAAATAGGACCTTGGGGCGATCTGCTTCAGGAATTTCT